GCGAGTGGCTACCAGAGTAGATGCGTTAACCATAGAATATAATGAAAAGTTGGACGGGTACATCAACTACATCGCGAAGCATCACGGGGTGTCAAAAGATTTGCTGCTTCGCGATGTTCCCGATTTAACTGACAGGTCTCGTTGTAAGGGTGTGAAGAAGGATGGTGTTCGGTGCACGCGGAAAGGGACCCACGATGGGTATTGTACTTTACACCTCTATCAGAAACAAAAGTTGCAACCAATCATAGTCAATAGTTCGGGGACCTCGCACACACATAGTATGGATATTCTCTATGACAAAACATGTCCAGCCTGTCAGGAACAGGACAAAAAGAAGCTTATAGATTTGAATAGTATATTATGTAATGAGTAAGTCCGATATTCTGCTAACATCTATAAATGATTTCTACAGTGAAGAAAAGAATAAAGCAACTTTGATGAATATTTTAAATAAAAAATCTGGAATTTCTTTGAGAAATCTAGAATGGTTCATCACAAACTACGCAAAGAAAAACCACACCACGTATAAAACTGGGGATGGAAAAGTTTTTAGTGTTCATTGTGCCTATAAGAGTTCGTTGTTAGGATATAGTAAAAAGTTGTTCGATCCTTTCTGTAGAGCACAAAAGATTATCTATACAATTCCTGGGACATCTGAGGAAATTCATACGACTGTCGCACAGCTGAATTTCATCAAGTGGTGTATTAAAAATGACGTGATACATTTCGTGACGACGCACAAATCTGAACTCATGGCTAATAAGCAAGTGACATGAACCCCCCTTCAAACTTGAATGTTTGATAGCCAGTGTAATACATATGTAATGAATACGTTTCATTTGTTGGTAAGAGGTCGCACTCGATGGTTGTCATGTTTGATTGTATTTGACTAAAATCTAAGCTCCCCGATGGTTGCACATTCACTGGATACATCGAGAAGCTGTAAGAGTAAATATTTCTGATTGGACGCGACAGACGTTTTTCATAGGGGACGTAATATTTATAAAACGTGTGGTCCGTGGATGTCATGTTTGGAAGTTGAGTGCCTTCGATGTAAAACTTTGACTTGTCCATCACTGGGTAGAAGAAGGTGTTGAGTTCATCAAAGTTTACGTTGGAGCTAAAGTTAAACCTGTTGTGAATGTAAAAGTTGCCTTCCTCGGTTTCACCATCTTCTTTAATGAGTGCGGGGTCTTCAAATTTTGTATTTCTGAAAAACCAGTGAATAGATTTCACAGGAATTTTAGGAACCAGTTGATTTTTAATAAAAGTTTGTTCTGGATTTGTGAGTATCGTTGGATGTTTCATGACGACGTCGGTCATCCACAATCCCTGATGATTCATTGAATATAAACGTTCATCTGCACTCAACGCAATCTCTTCAGTGACGATGTCAAATTCAGAGAGAGACAGTGTCGTCGCCGTGTTTGCGAAAAATGTTTGTGGTTGAAACGTGAATTCAAATTCAATTTTTTGTTTGTGACACGCACACACTGGGAAATATGGCCTGTTGGGTTGATTTGTTTCATACTCATCAGAGGCAAATTTACGAGAAAAGAAAAAGTTGATGGGAATCACGACATCTGATTGGTACTCGGCGTAGTTATTTGCTGACTCTGAACTATCAAAAGCCAACGACCTGTTGAGAAGAAATCGGTTCGCCACCTTTTCTGACATTTCCGTGTACAGTTCATCGTGGATGATACCCCAATCCGACCAGAAAGTTTCAACTTCTATCTCATCGACAAACATTTTCACGTGCGATAAGATGTGTCTCCCCACCTGGTCTGCGTAGTTCCCACCAACCTCGAGCGCTGGGAGAGTGAGGCTCAGGTACATGTTCGACAAAAGGTCGCCCATGTTTCGTGGATTGTATTGGACTTTGATGGTTTCACCAAAAGGCCACGTATCCGGACGATTCGATGGTGGGGTGATGTTTCTATTTTTGTGATACTTTCTAAAGTTTGAATGTTGTTCTGTTTTGTAATTAAAAAAACTCTGTTCTGGGTCTCTCGACAGGAGATAGGTATCCTGTTTGCCGATGGCACTGAGTGCAACGTGTGCAGCTTCACCCATACTTATTGTACACTCATAAATTTTTAATATCCATTTGCCACAAGTCTGTGTGTGATAATTTTTTCAAATCACGAAGGTCTTGTTCTGCTTGTGCGGCTTGTCGCACCAGTTCTTGGACGGCTTCTTCAGTGTACTGGTATGTTCTGATGTTGAGAAGGTAATCAAAAGTTCCATCAATCATGGGGAAATGTCCTATCATTTCAGTTTCAAGTTCATTTCTTTTTCTTTTAAACACTCGGAGTTTTTCATTCACAACCATCTCCACAAACAGAGCTTTGTGGGTGCAGAGTCGTGCTTTTTTTTCACACTCACTGATGAGATGTTCCTTTCTTTTTTTGTAATGTTCCATTCTGATGTGTACAAAATCTAAAAGAATTTCTTCTGGAGATGTGTATTTCACGATACCTTTGTCTGGATGGAACAGGTGCATGTTTGTTGTGTGAATGGTTTTTCTCAGTTTGAAATCTTTGATGACATCGTCACCATTGTATCCATTGATTTCAAAATAAACATCTTCAATGGTTGAATTATTTGTATAGTTTTGAATTATTTTTTTATCAACCAAGTCATCCAGGTGTTCTTTGAAATCCTGGGTCCATCGTCCGGGTGGGAGTTCAGTGACTGTCACAGACTTGTATCCGTGTTTCCACACGCCCTCGGCCACCCACGACGTTCCATCTTTTGTGATGGTTCCTTTAAATCCGCGAAAATAGGGAGTCATCTCTACGAGAGACATTCCGCGAATCGCGCGTTCAAGGTTTTTTACGATATCCGTGGGGTTAAACGGTGGAACGTAGGAACTGAACCCTGTGCCAATACCTTCCGTACCATTTACCAAAACCATGGGAATCACGGGGACGTAGTACTCTGGTTCAATCGTACGACCGTCGTCTTCCATGTACTTGAGAACGGGTTCGTCGAGGGCGTGAAACATCTTCCGAGCCTCTGGTGCTAATTTGGTGAAAATGTAGCGAGTCTGCGACGCATCTTTGCCACCCATCAGACGAGTACCAAATTGACCACACGGAACGAGCATGTTGATGTTGTTTGAACCCACGTAGTCGTTTGCCAACTTGACGATGGTATCGGCCAAAGACACTTCTCCGTGGTGATAGGCACTCTTATCCGCGACGTAGGCAGCCAGTTGGGCGACTTTCATTTCTTCTTTGAGGTTTTTGTGAAAGCACGCAAAGAGGACTTTTCTTTGAGATGGTTTGAGACCGTCGACCACGTGTCCTATGGACCGCTTGAGGTCAGCCATAGAAAAGTTGACGAGGTCTTTGTGCACAAAGTCGCTGATACCGAGACGTTCGATGTTGCCATAGGGGATTTCAAGTTGAGTGGTATCTTTCAAAGATGTGTCCAAGAGCCACGTTTTTCTGTCATCTGCTTTTTTCTTATCAAAGGCGAGAACCATGGATTCGTCAGTCATGGTGTCTACATCAAATTTCACCACAAGTTTTTCAATATTTTTAAAATATTCACGAGCTTCTTGAGATGTTGATGTTCCCAAACCTTTGTAATATTTTATTTTCCAGTTTCCATACATGTTATCCTTGTACCAAACCTTGAATGCATGGTCCGTGTAAAAACTTAAAGTCTGTTTCCCCTTTGTTGCTTTGATGATTGGTGTCACCATGCTCTCCACGAAATTGATACGCAACAGTGATGGCCAGAAAAAGTGAAACATGTTCAAAAGAAGTCCTTTGATGTGAGACCCATCGTGGTCGGCATCAGTCATGATGAGAAGGCGTCCGTAGCGAAGGTCTTTGGTGTCCTCGTAGTTTTTACCTTGCTGCAATCCAAGAATTTTCTTGAGGTCACTAAACTCTTTATTTTCAGTGAGTGTTTTCACAGATGCATCTCGGACATTTTTACATTTTCCACGAAGAGGGAACACGCCGTAGTAATCCCGACCAACGACAGAAAGTCCTGCAACCGCCAAAGTCTTCGCTGAATCACCTTCAGTTACAATCAGCGTACATTTGTGAGATTGTGCAGTGCCGGCTTTGTTTGCATCATCCAGTTTGGGGATACCTGAGATTTTTGATTTCTTTGTACCTGCATCAGTCTTTTTCAGCTGCTGCATTTCTTTGTATTTGGAGAGTGTCGTGAGTTCTTCTTGAATACCAGAGCGTAAAGCTGCTTTCACGAAAGTCTTTGGTGCTTCAAAGCGGCTGCCAAAGTCAACAACTTTGGAGGTACACTCTGATTTCACCTGTGAAGAAAAACTTGGATTTTCAAGAGTGGCTTTGACAAAGATGAAGAAGGTATTTTTGACTTGTTGAGGTTTGAGTTGAATTTTTTTTGAGACTTCATCGATGATTGACGTTGCCACCTGCTGTGCGGCGTGGTCCACATGGGTTCCACCTTTTGTGGTACAGATGCCATTCACAAAAGACACTTGTTCAAAACCATCTTGTGATGGGGCGATGCACACAGACCATCGGTCGGTGGTGACGCTGGCGATGGTTGTCGTCTGTGTGTACATTTTTGCATACTTTTCAAAAGACATCTTTGGTAAAGGTTCCCCTTGAAATTTTATTTTACAACTGGGACTTGTACAAATGTTTGAATCCCACACTCTTTTTTGAAAAATTTCGTAAATGTCATCAGTCATCCCCTTCATACCAAAGCGTTTCCAATCTGGAATAAAAGTGATGCTCACCACAGATGTCGCACCTTGAAACTTTTTCAACTTTGGTGGGTTGCACTTTGTCATGTTATTGGACCAACTCTGTGTGTATACGCGTTTGTTTTCGCCATCCTTGACTACAATTTCAAAACTGGAAGAATAGATGTTTGCCAACTTTGCCCCATAGCCATTGCGTCCACCGACGATACGTTTCTGTGTGTCGTCGTAGTTTGTACTCGTCAACAGGTGTCCAAAGGTAAGTTCAGGGTTCCAGCACCCCTCCGTTGGGTGTTCACACACGGCGATGCCACCGAGAGGGCCGTTGTTTGACACTGTGATCGCACCCGTGTTCCTATCTATATCGACCAAGATGTTTGTGACGAGCTTCGGGAATAGTGAGTTTCTGTCTATGGCGTTCACCAATATTTCATCAAAAATCTTTAATAAAGCTGGACTGTACTGTAGACACTTTTTCACGAATGCATCACCTTCAAGAACCCAGTACTGCTCTTTACTTTGTTCAACTGGACCCACATAGCTGTCCGGTCTCTTGAGTATGTGTTCGATGTGCGTAAGTTTTTGTATAGTTTCAGTCATGATGATGGCTGTTGGGGTGTTGGGGATTGTTCATCTGGGGGGGTATTTGGGTAAAAAAATGATGGCATCGCCTCAAACCATTTTTGAATTTCACCACGCGTGAGACTTAAAGAGGGTGTGCAACGCATCCGCGCACGACCAATTTCTCGGTCCCTGAGAACGCGGAACGGTATGGGTCGGTACGTAAAGAAGCAGTACGTACAGACGCGGCGCATCTTTTTGCCGATGTATTTGAGGTACATGCGATTCATAAACAATGGAATGGGGTTGAATATGAATCTGTAGTGATAATACGCGAGCCATTCATAGGCGGTTTCTGGTCTCATCTGAAAGTCTATGGGATTTGAACAGATGAAACATTGGTGATTCCAGCGTATGTGCATATGTACTTAATTATTGCATAAGTTCCTTAAACGAGCACAAGGTGATGTCGTGTTGATCGAAAATATCTACGAGGTCCTCCCATTCACACGATTCTACCGTGCACTCATCCACGAGAAGGACGTACCTATAGTTTTCGTCATCATCGGGGATTTTATGTTCCATCTCTCTGATGATGTGCGGGTACTCTTCGCCGAGGTGAGGGCACACGTCAACGCACAGGGTCATGTCATCAGGTCCAAAGTTTTGTGTGATGACGACTTCCTCGGGGTCATCTTCGGAACAGAACGTGATACCTTGTTCGCTGTAAAAGTCTCCGTACTTTTTGCGAAAATCCTTTGATTCGCAAGTATATATACACACCCGTCGTTCAGTCTCGATGCCGAGGTCCCACTCACCGTTTTCAATAGTCACGGCGATGTCGTTGATGTCGTGGTCAACTTCCGGTTCCTTTTTCTTCCAGAGACGACGGAGGATTTTATCTGAAAACTCGGGCTCTTCCGCGGCGTTGCGCTCCATCACGAGCTGGAACAACGCATTCGCGTAGCTTTCCGAAAGGAAGAGGTTCTTAAGGTAATTGTGATTGTACGACATTTATATAACAAATGGGTGTAATCTTTATACATCTGTCCAAGTTAAACCTTCAAAATTATTCTGCGCAGCGGTAAGGTAATTCGTATCCTGCGTTTTATCACACAGTTCACTAGGAATATGCCTTATAATACTCAAGGGGTCATTCCCATAGCGCCATCCTTTTACCGTAGGGCACCCACCCGTTCCAACAGCTGGTTCTGTTACAACCATCCTTCTACCTACAGCTTTATGTGGAGGGTGTGTGAAATAGCTAAAACATAATTTTTCGTTAGTTTCTTGCATCTTATACACACAATCCTTGCAATCTTCATACTTTATCTCCGTTCCAGGTGTACAATAACCGGTAGTCGTCTGTGTGTACTTTTGTTTACCTGCTTGATGCTGACCACATGTTCCTTCAGCAGTCCAATCACCAGCTTGATAACAACACGCCATAGGTTGAGTTTTGATAACGCCTTCACATGCCCCTGATTTATTTTCAGTCAGCTCGCGTGTCTGTGTCATGAAACCATTCGTTGCACACGTCCCATCTTGCCATGCACCAACTACACAACATGGTGAGGTCGCCGGGCAGTATTCTGTTTCTGTACTTGGCGTTGGACACGCCGGTGAGTATAAGTATCCAGGGGGTAAAGTACTAGTCGTATTCCACGTTCTGGACCGACTGTCAGACGTCGAGGATGTGTCACATGTCGGGCATGTCGGCGACCATTCACTCCATGACCCTTCGCATGGCGTTGTACACGGAGTAATGCTTCCACAATTCGTATAGTCCGTGAATTCATCCGCGAATGTACACTCGTCACCTCCGTGTTGAGCACCTTGTGATATGTGATACTTTCGCATCTTTTGAGGTTGTTCCCCACAGGTTCCCGTACACGCTTCCCACCCCTCTGGATTTGAAGGGCTCGCCTGTCGCCAGTTTCCAACGCAATGCACCTTACATGGTTCACCACTACAAGGTTCCCATTCGGAGAGACGTCCACACCCCGAGGCGTTGATGGGTAAATAGAAAAACTCTTGTTTTCCCGATTCTCCACAGTCGACATTATTCGAACCATCGGGGCTATACTCGAGAGCATCACCGTTGGCGTCCACTTTCATACACCCATTCGCGCTTTTCTGTCGGTTTGCATAGTACGCGCACCCAGACGACGCGGTCATTCCAGCGGGGCACGCTACTTCACACGAACCCACGCGTTGCTTCGTGCATGCACCCAAACCCCTGGCTTCAACAAAGTTGCCACGGGTTTCGTCCAGAATTTCAGAGACCACGCCCGTACCACACACACTGGTGCCGTCAAGACGCGTCTCCACTTTTTGTGGAGGGTTGGAATTGTCATACGTTATGATTTTACAATAATCCGAGGGGTCCTGTTTCCATTCACCACCCGAGCACGGTGTGGGACAATCCACCGAACAATCACGAAGTTCGCCCTCACACGTCCCATCACCCACGGCTGCCACATACCCTGGAGCTTCTGGGTCAGGGACCCACAATTCTTTACCCGGACCACACTTATCAGGGGTGCCATCATAGACTTCCCCCGTCTCTGTATTGTGACACCCCTTTTTCATGACCATTGTTTCACCTTGGCAATTCGATGGGTTGATTTCATCAGGGGTCACCACCACATCATCTTCATCTGTAGGCGTCGGTGATGGTTTATCTTCCTGCTGCTGTGTTAAGAAATATGCAGCTAAACCCGAACTCGCACTCATTGCAAATAATCCAACTATGGCTAATGCGGCACCACCGTCATTAGACATATCTGGTATGTACGGAGATTTTTTTAATAATATGGACCACCGAACCTCGGTCTCGGTGCCATGGACCGCCCAGCGCCCATGAACATGGGCAAAAGCATGAGAAGTACACAACAGCACGAGGATGCGGCTGATACCATCCAGTTTTCTGTCAGAAAGCTGAGTATTCCTTTCAAACCTTTAAAAAGACCACTCATGATATCTGCCGTACCCTTGACGGCATCTTTCGTATCTTCGGCACCTTTCGCGATGGCGTCAAAAGGATTGGCGGTGTCGTAAAGCATCATCAAGAAGATGACACCAACACCTCCACGAACACCCCACTTCTGTAATGTTTTGGCAACACTCGGGTCCTTGGCGACGTCGTCGGCATTTTTCAAAGCCGCATCTGTCTCGGGGCCATCTTTCAAACCAGCAGCGACGAGGTCATTTTTCGTCTTAGGTGCCTCAGCTTCTGGAAGTGGCTTTGATTTCGTCTTCGCGCCATCAACGAGGTTTCCAGCCTTCTTGGGACCACCACGGATGGAGTTCCACGCACCTTGAACAGCGTCACCTGCAGCTCGTGCGGTGGATGACACACCAGCTCTCACACTTTGTGCTGTGTTCTTGAATGCACTACCTAACGAAGAGCCTCCTGCACCACGACCTACAGCACCCGCGTCAAAACCTTTTGCGATAGCACCCGCGTCACCACTTTTTACGGCAGCACCAATATTAATGTTGCTGACACTTTTTGTGGCAGCACCAGTGTCAACTCCGAATTTAACCGCCATCTTATACTAGTATGTGTACATTTTATTTTTCAATTGTTCGACAATCACTAAAAATGCACGGACACGAAGCATGAAATCATCTTCGATGTCCGTCTTTATGTATTTAAATCCAAGGTCATCAGTGCCTACGTACTCTTCTGGGAACTCGTTGGCGAGAAATCCAACGTCCCCACCAATGTATCCATAGGTTGTAGCCGCGAGGTCATTCCATTCGTACGTGTACACGTGCACTCCTGGGAGGAAATCTTTGTAATACAACTCGATGTTCTTTTTCAAACGGGTATCGGAGGCGCGACGACTGCGACGAGTAATCACAGAACCTACAAAAAACTCCTTTGCCTTTTGGCTGGCGGACACGTAGCAATCCCGTGTCGTTGCGTTATAGCTCACCCCTCTGTTATCACAATAACTCTTTGGAATGTAACACTCCTCCTTCCCGTTGCGCACGTTATACTGAAACCTTGGCACGTTGGTGATACCTTTAATGTGGTCGCCATCGCCACGAGTCTTTGGGTACATGCACCATTGGTAAAGAAACTCATTCCCCTTGGCGCACACCGCTTTCCCACCACTCGTCTTGGTTGCTCTCCAGATGAGATAATCTGCTGGGAACTTTTTCCAAAACCATCCGAACGTGCGATTATTTTTATCGAAACTTTTAATGTTCCCCGCACCATCAAATGGAAGCTGAGAGATTGGGTTGGACGGCGTCGCCTGACACCCCTTTTGTGTGATTTTACACGACTTCGCGCGGTCGTCCCACATCGTGTACCCCGCACCGAATTTACCCGGGATTTCTGTACACAATTTGGAAAGGGCGTACTCCTCCGCCGCTTCTTTTTCTGCGAGTGTTGGAATCCTTGTGTCACTCATCTTACTATACCAATAATAAAATAATCATCATAAAACATAAACACGACGACAGTGAACTCATACTCATTAGGATGTTAGAACCACCATCTTTCTTGGTCAGGTCTGGGACGCTCAGGTTGTCGCCGAGTTGTACAGCTTCATCCATGCGCGTGCGCCAATCGCCGATGATGCCTATGCTCTTCATGTATTCGTCTTCAAGTTCTACAAAACGCGTCGCCCATTCGATGTTTATTTCATAACTTTTTGTTTGTTCATTGTAATCAAAAAGAAAATTGATGGGGTCGAACGTCTTCTCTTCATTCATGTACTCCAGCGCCCTGTCTTCACTGTCGGGAACCGTGGCTTCGTCGAATGCATCTTTCAGACCCGCTTCATACATTTCATGAAAATCTTCGGTGAGTTCATCGATGTAGGCCCTGTTTAACAGGACAAGAAGACCCTCCTTATCTGTGAAATCCATGATGGTGCTAAAAATAGTAAACGCCATGTCTGCGACAAAATACAGCGCCCCTGCGGCGCACCCCACAGGACCGGCGACGCATCCCGAACTCGCACGCGCACCAGCCGTGGCGACGCGTGTCCCGACTTTCGCAGCAACCGTGGTTCCCGCCTTGACACCCGCTTTTTGTAGTCCCTTACTCATGAGTTTGCGCATGCGGTCCATCATCAATTTGCGGAGATGTGAAAAGTTTGCCTTTGAAAGACGGGTCGCCATTTTTTGACTCATCTTCGCCTCTATGCCACGGGCGAGCTGTTTACCACCCAGCTTCCAAAGCGTACCAAAGGCAACGCTCTCTGCGACACCGGTTATCGCGGATGTCACGACGATGTCCTGAATAATCTCAGCTGCTTTGTTATCCACACCGAGAATGTTGGTATCGATGTATTGGTCAGAGGTATCTAATTCTGCATCTGACATCTTACGATATGCACAGAAAAAATAAATTAAAAAAACTTGGAGTTATTTTAGAAATGTACCTCTACATTATCTTAGCTGTGTGTGTGGGCTCCATCGTGGCACAAAATGCGAAAAGAGGAAAGGTGAAAATGTTGGACACACTCATGAAAAGGTCGGCAAAATATGCGACGATGGCACAGCAGGATGGGTCACCGTTACACAGTGTGGTACACGCGAATCACGCCACGGCGTATCTCACCGCGGCGAAGGACGTAGCGTCTGAACAGGAGATACATAACGCGACTGGTATAGACATGAAAACATTTAAGGAGCGCATCTTTGGTGTACAGCACGAGGTGACTCAAAAAACGTTGGAAAAGTGTCCTCAGTTTAAGGGGGATGTGGACCTCTATTTGTCTGCAATTGCGGAGAGTTGATAAAAAAATGTTAGGTATTTTTAATGGATATGGAAATATATAGGTGGATGCACCCGTACAGGGAATGGATACAGCAGAAGTACAATAGCTTTAATAACAACAAACAGCGGGAAGCTCGTGAAGCTTTAAAACTTATTAACCGAGCAATGTTCCCTTACCCAAGTCTTGCGAATAGAAATAGAGTGGCTTTGGCAGTACAATATATGAATCGTAAGATGGGGATACATACATTGCGTCAGCAAATTAACATTAAAGGGAGATTAATGCGCACATCCCCCCCAGTTTCGCCCGCAAAGAAAAAAACCAATAAAAAACCAGGCGCGAGTTCACCAATCCCAATTAAAAAGAAGACGCGTAAATAATACAGGGGAAGATGCACATTTCACGTGACGAGTCATGGGACCGCATGCTTAAAGAGGCGATGGAGCATTACGGAACCGGTGGCGACGTCACGGAGAGGTGCGTGCGACTCGCGAATGCTACGTGGCGTTGCGTCACGAAGGCACGCGAGTTGCGCGAAAAGAAGATGTCTCGGAGTGTCCATATTCTCGAATCAAAAAAGGCGCAGCCTTCTCAAAAGAAAAAGTCCGCGTTAGGTGGGTTTTGTCAAGGGAAGACAAAGTCTGGGGAACGTTGTAGATTTAAGGCGAGCTGTAACGGATATTGTAAAAAACACACTACTGTTTAATTAAAATCACTTGATGAAAGATGACACCCGGGACTATACAGGCACTCTTACTATTACGAATCCTTTTGTCGTATATGGCGATAGCGTGACCGTGTATGCCGATTTTATCAGCCGTGTTTCTTCCAATATAGGAGCACTTCGTGGTGGTATTCAGGACATCCTCATCTCCATAGAGGTCGTTTACTGTATAGACACGATTGCACGTGACGTTTTCCACGTGTCCACTGTCATAGACTTTCGTTTCAATGTATCGCACGTGTACATATTCTACCTCATCAAATGCACATCGGCGAATACGGCGCTTCATAGGGGCAGGTGGGCACTCCATGGATGGTGATTACTGAATTTCTCCTATGAGGTGGTGAACTGGGGGGGCATTTACTTTTTTTCTTATAACCTATTAAAGATGTTCCTTGATCAGGAAAATTTAAGACCAGTTATCATCGCGATGGCTTTATACATTGCTATTGTATCTATAATTCCGAAAGTGGCGAAAAAAAGTACAGGCATCCAAGTTATCGATGACCTCATCATGTACATTATCGCTCAGAAGGATAGTATGATGCAAGGCACTTTACTCGTTGGTATCATCGTTCTCGCGACCAATTACATTGGTGAAGAACTCATGTAATACGTTATCCTTTCCAACTAAATTTTTAGTATGCGTATGGTCCATGTATCGTACTTTCTTATGAAAGGCGTCTCTCATGAACTCCAAGAGCTTGTCGGCATCTGGTTTACCCCAGTGCATCCCTTTTTTAAAGAGAAAGTCATCTCTTTCAAGCTCTTGAAGTTCACACGGTACCAGATAGGGAGTTTTCACATACTCAGGGGCCCCACCAAAGTCTGTGATGATCACAGGTTTGTCTCGGAGGGCGGCCTCGACGGCGCCCATGCCAACGCCTTCTGATTTTGAAAAACTCACATAGCAGTCTCCGATTTTATGAATTCTTTCCATGTGCTCTTCATCAACGAGACCGTTGACGACTTCAACTCTTGGGATGTTCAGTGGTATATCTTTCATACACGTCGCTTTCACCAACAGGCGAGACTTTGGTTCATTGAGTCGGATGAATGCTTCTAATATGTGACGGAATTGTTTTCTATCATCGAGAATATTTCCAATGTGATAAAAAGTATACACCTCAGGTTCTGGTATGTGTGCGTGTACTACGTAGAATTCTGTATCAGGAAACTGACGAGAGAACACTTCTTGACAAAATTCACTCGGTACGGCAACTCTCTTAAAATGTTTAAACAGGAGACCATAGTCTTCGTGCACTTCGGTGGTTTCGCACACTGTCATACAGGCCAAGTTTTTCACACGACTTTTGATGTACGGAATTCTTTCCAACACCTGAGGCACTGGTATGGTAAACAGCAGGCCGTGTTCACTTTCGGGGATGTCATCGGATGTTGTGTAGTACGTGCTCTCAGGAAACAGGCGACAATACTTTGACGCATGCTGACCTATACCAGCCAGGAGGGTTGGGCCTATGAAAATCATGTCCTTACTGATTAAAGATTATCTTAGCTTTATGTATAATAAACAAAGTCATGGACGCTCTCCGACAAGAAATTGCTCAGGAATTGGAACGCCCGCGCATTGACCGAGACAAGTTGTATGGCATCCTCACTACGTTGACTCAGATCGTCGAAGAGGGTGGTCTCGGCGGTGGCGTCGCGGGTCCGCGTGGTCCCGCAGGTCCCGAAGGTCCGCAAGGTCCGCGAGGTAAGCCAGGTGCTGACGGTACGTGTGCGTGCAAGTGTGTGTCGGCCAAGGCTCCAGCGGCTCCAGCGGCTCCAGCGGCTCCGGAGGCCCCTGTCGTGGAGGCATCGACCTCGGCGCCGAAGAAGACGACACGTGCCAAGAAGGCGACTGCTTAATTTTTTACTCAATCACTCCCCCAGTATCT